CGGAATTGCAGGGTACGATTAACGGGAAAGCCAATAGTTCTGATCTCGGAAGTTTGGCTTCGCTGAATTCTATCGCATGGAGCAATCTCGCATCAGCCCTTCAAACGACCATATCGGGAAAGGCGAATACTTCAGATTTGGGAGATCTCGCATCACTTGATTCTGTCGCTTGGTCTGATTTGGCTCAGGCGGTGAAGAATACGATCAATGCCAAGGCGAATTCAGATTCCCTCGGATCCCTTGCGTTCCTGAGTAGTGTTTCAGCATCAGAGCTCGCAACCGCATTGAAGAATACCATCAACGGGAAGGCGAATAGCTCTGATTTAGGCTCGATGGCAGGGAAAAGCTCTGTATCATGGAGTGATCTCGCTACTGCATTGCAATCGACCATCAATTCAAAGATCGAGGCATCATACCTCGATAATGATATCATCACGTTCTCCCGCCTCGGATCTACCATCGTGGAGGGAGGATATATCAAGACATCGCTATTGAATGTGATTAAGATCGCTGCCGTTGAGGGAACCATCGCAGGATTGAAGATCTCGGATAGCTCAATTGTATCGACTTCGGGAGCCTATGATGGCGGATCTCAGGCTTCAGCCCTGAATAGTACGCAGTTCCATCTGTATGCAAAGGGCAATAGTAATGCTTATCTCGGATATAGCGGATCGAATGTGAGGGCTGAGATTGGTCTGAACACCTATAACGGATCATCATCGCAGAAGATCATGTGTGACCTGAGAGATACGGCAGCTGCTGCATATACCTATACGAAGATTGGTCTCTATGTGGATATCTATGATACCTACAATGCTAAGGAACTCGAATACAATGCAAATGTCACCACCAATATAGGAGCTACCGCCATATATATCAATCGGGGTCATGTAACGGGGCTTAAAAGGCATTTGCGCCATGTCAGCGGAAATAATACCGCCTACATGACAAAGGATGATTCCTTGGTGCATTTCCATAACACTAATACTATCACCGCATATCTGCCTGATGGATGCGAGGATGGGCAGGAGATTTGGGTTCTACCTTGGAATACGAGAGTGACGGTAAAAACCCGAAGCGGTCAGTATATCCATATCGGAGATAATAATGATGCGACAGAAGTGAATTGTGACGGATCCACTTATCATATCTTCATATATAGCAGATATAACGGAAGATGGGTATTCGGATTTACGGGAGGATGGTAACATTTATTTTATTAACAATAAATTATCAAGATTATGAAGGTAAATTTCAATATGAATGCGCTCGATTTCAATGGAAAGGAAATCAAGCTGAATGGTAAGGAAGTGAATATGTCTGATGAGATTCAGAAGATCATGTTCTTTGCTGGTAACAATGGAGGTCGGCAGCTCAATAATGATGAGAAGTATCTTGCCTATAAGATCGGTAAGAAATTGGCTCAGGGGGCTGATGAATTCTCTGCCGAGGAACTTGCATTCATCAAGGAGCAGTCATCTCTCACCCTAGCTGCTGGAATGTATGGATTCCTTGTGGATCTGATCGAGAATGGAAATAAATAATGTCTAACTCTTTAAAAATTGTGTATCATGACTATCGAATCATCAAACACCACTGGTATCTCAACCGTTCAGGGTTTCACCATCCGTTACAATATTCAGAAGGATCGTGACGGGAACCCAATCTCTGCAACCGCCAATATCTATGACGGGACAAATATCGTTGGTACTGCAAACTGCAATGCCAATGGTGAGTTCGGAATATCCATCACCGAGAGGGCTGGTATGTCTGCATCCGTAAGAGCCGCAGTCGTGGATCAGGTTCTTTCTGATTTCACGGAGACATTCACTCCTGCCAACTCGGAGGGATAGGAAATAATCAACTGAGTTTCTTTGCCATCCTTTTCCTGATTTATGGGAATTGGATGGCTTTTTGTCATAAATTAATGAAAATGAGGGTATTTTATAATTTTTAGCATAATTTATGGTGCTTATTAGGCACTTTTTGCTTATCTTTGTGCCAAATTTAAGAGCCACATGATGAGTAACATCTATAATTATTGGAAGATTGCCTTTGCAGCCATCGGGGGATGGCTCGGATGGGCTATCGCAGAATTCCGTCCTACATTCCCCCTGATCGTTGTAATGATAGCCTTCATCCTATATGATGCATGGACTGCCTATCAGCTTGACAAGAGGGTTAAGAAGGCTTATCCGAATAAGGCTAAGAGACCATCGAGATTCACTTCCTTTGCCTTTGGTAAGGTGGTCAGGAAGACGATCCCTGAGAGATTGGTTCTGATCCTGCTTGGATTCATGGCGGAGCATTGGGTATTCATCCATATTGAGATACCATTGAGCTACATCGTGACGGGGGTTATCCTATTCGAGCAGATTTGGTCGGCACTTGAAAACAACTCATCATGTCGGAGCGATACCGATTCCCGTTTTTGGAAGATCCTACAGAAGATCATGATCGATAAGACTGAGAGGCATTTCGATGTATCGCTTCAAGATCTGAAGGCTAAGGATGAAGAATAACCATATAAAGAAAGGAGAAGAATATGGCTGATATCGGCAAGATAATCCCGTTCATCCTCCATTTCGAGGCAGGGGTGAATAAGAAATATCTCGGACTTCCTAATGAGCAGATATTCGAGATTGCGAAAAAGACGGGGTTCGCCAACGATCCCGTTGATGCTGGCGGAGCCACCATGTGCGGTGTCACCCTGAACACCTTCAAGGCATATTGCAGGAAGAATGGATTCACGGATTCATCTATCAGGGCTTTGAGGAATATGCGATATGAAACGTGGCTCGATATCATCAAGACCTTATTTTGGGATAAATGGAAAGCCGATGAGATCAAGGATCAGTCGGTAGCCAATGCCGTTGTCGATTGGAGTTGGGTATCGGGTAGATATGGCATAACCATCCCTCAGAGGATCCTCGGAGTCGCTCAGGATGGTATCGTGGGTAAAAAGACCATTGCAGCCATCAATGCCAAGGATCCGAAGGAGATCTTCGATGCGGTTCAGAAAGCCCGCCTCGCATATACCGATGATATCATCCGATCATCGATCAGGCGGTATGAGAATAGGATCGGTAGAACCGCATCCCCTCAGGAACGTAAGAAATATACCAATCTCAAATACGAGAACGGATGGAAACGCAGGATCAATAGTATCATATATGGAGGATTCATCTATGACTAATCGGAAATTTCTTTTCACGGCGATTTATAATAGGTATGTTGGTATGCTGGGTGGCGCACTGATTATGCTTTCTTTTCTGTCAGGATGCGCCACTCAGCGGGGAGCAGGATCCACCACCACTACGACCATCGAGAAGGATTCATCCGATGTGAAGGTAGAGATCCGCACGGAATATATCACCGATACCCTATATATCGAGATCCCTGCTCAGAAATCGGAGCGAACCACTCAGGATAGTACCTCCCATTTGGAGACCGATTATGCCGTTTCTGATGCGAGGATCAATCCCGATGGATCACTATCCCACTCCCTCGAAAACAAGGCTCAGAAGAAGCCAGCGGAGTTTCAGAAGCCCATCGAGCATAAGGATAGCATCCGTACCATATATAAATATAGATATAAGGATAAGAAGGTGGAGGTTCCCGTTTATGTAGAGAAGGATCTGTCATGGTGGCAGTCCACCTCGATCAAGTTCTTCCCCTATGCCCTCGCCCTCATTCTCGGAATGGCGGGGTGGATCTTCAGAAAACCGCTAATCAAGATAATAAAAACATTAATTTGAGCAACAATCTTTAATATCCATAGACCTTTGAGAGGGGGAATCGTGAGATTTTCCCTCTTTTTCTTGGAAGTTTCACGGAAAATACCTATCTTTGCCCCTGCGTTGAAATTATAATCCCTGAGAGCGAAGAGTTCCGAAAGACCTTGGTAGCCTCAGGGATATTTTCAAAAATGTTACTATTTTGTTACCCGTCACGCTCTTAGAGTCTCTGAAACCCTGATAAAATCAGGTGATCCAAGAATCCTGAGAACTTTCTGCGTGGGAAAGTAGAGCACCATTTTTAGGTATTTCTAAGAGATTTCTAAGATAGCATACGGATGGCATCTAAGAGCACGGAAATAGCCGTAAATAAAGGATTTCCCGAATTGCTAATAATTCATAAAACTTTGGTTTGATATGCTGAGGATATGCCAATAATGTGTTATCTTTGCGTTACCATTTTGTTACCCAAGATGGAAAAGTAACATAAGTAACAAATTTCAGCGCATTATGGCAACAGAGAAAACTATCAAGGAGCCGATCAGGATCAGGCAGAAGGAGCTGGCGAATGGGAATATCAGTCTTTATCTCGATATCTATATTGGGGGTAAGAGGAAATATGAATTCCTGAAGCTCTATCTCATCCCCGAAAAGACAAGGGAGGATAAGGAAAAGAACCGACAAACCATGCAGCTCGCAAACTCCATCAAGTCAAAGAGAATCGTGGAGTATCAGAACGGGGAATTCGGATTCAAGTCGAATTATAAGCTCGATACCCTATTCTTTGATTATTATAGGGCGATGTGCGAGAAAAGGCACGGGAATCCTGAGAGTCGGGGAAATTGGGGGAATTGGTATTCATGCCTCCATCATCTGATGAAGTATGAGAAGAATAAGAGGATCACCTTTGAGGACATTACTCCCGAATGGGTGCAGGGCTTCAGGGACTATCTCGACAAAGATGCGGTGGCTTGGAGCCATGACTATCGCAAGAGGATCAAGGATAAACCCCTCGCCCGAAATTCAAAGCTCAGTTATTTCAATAAGCTCCGTGCCTGCCTGAATCAGGCTTTCGAGGATCGGATCATCCCAATTAATCCATGCAGGGGTGTGGAGCGTTTCAGACCTGAGGAAGGAATCCGAATGTATCTCACCATCGATGAGGTAAGGCTATTGGCTCAGACGGATTGCGAATATCCGAGGATCAAGGATGCATTCCTTTTCTCATGTATGACGGGGCTCAGGCGGAGCGATATCCTGAGGCTCACATGGGGCGATATCCATAAGCAGGGCGATTTCACCCGAATTATCTTCAGGCAGAAGAAAACCGAAGGGCAGGAATATCTCGATATCACCCCTCAGGCAGCGCAGCTCATGGGCGATCCGAAGGGGATCAATGATCCCATCTTTGAGGATATCCACTCCCCTTCATGCACCAATAAGGCGGTTCAGGAGTGGGTCTTGAACGCAGGGATCCATAAGAAGATATCATTCCATTGCGCCCGCCATACCTTTGCGACCATGATGCTCGATCTCGGAACGGATATATATACCGTCTCGAAGCTGCTGGGACATCGTGATCTCTCAACCACTCAGATCTATGTGAAGGTACTCGATAAGAATAAGCAG